AGAAAGCAAATGTGAATGTAGACGTTTGAAAATAGAATCTTCTGATAAAAGACCTACTTTCCTATCTAAATCTTCATTAAATACACATTTTCTTTTTAAGAAATCAACTTCTTTCTCATGCATATAATGTTTTGGTGTTGACTCCTTATCTGGCATTGTAAACTTCATATCGTGTTCAGCAAGCCACTCAGCATATGTAATGTGAGTGAACTTATCACAATTTTCAGAAACAGTGCCAATAACATCATCACCATAAGTCAAGAACGAACAATTTTCTTTAAAATCCTCATCAGGATAAAATGTAAAGAAACAACTTCGCAAAAGTAAAGAATTAACAAGTGAATTAATAATAACTGTGAGGTTTTGTCCCGAAGGATTAGTTCCAAACAATTGAATCAAATCACCATTATATGCCATAACAGGATATACTACTTCATTAACAACCATCTCCATAAGATGGATATCTTCATCAGTATACTTATCACACTTGCGAGCAATATCAATTAAGATATCAAATGCAGCAATTGTGACTTGTGCTGGCATTCTAACATCATACTTACTGTAATCTCCAGCAAGTACACGTTCCTTTCCTTTACTCATTGCTGCTTCCCACAATTCTTCCCATTCCAGACCTTCAGAATTGACTCCAACTGCACATTCATACAATATTGGATTCATCTGAATAATTCTAACAATAGGCAAGAAATACATGCGAATCAGCAATTGAAGGACAAGTGGAGCACTTTGAAATACTCTTACTTTGTCTTTCGTTTGTTTTGTTGGTTCATCTTTAAGGCATGACTTCCAAACCATATAGCATCTTTCACCAGATTTTAAAATTGAAACTATTTTATCAAATTCGTCCCAAACTTCTGGTGTAAATGTACGTGGTTTGCCTACTCCAAGATCTTCATCAGTGTCAATATCCACAAGAAATGGATGTTTTGAACCACTTAACGGAAAACCAGGAGAGGAATTAAAATTCATAGGATCAATAAACTTAACACCACGCAAGCCACTAACAGTAGCAACTCGCGATAATGGTGCACATTCAAATAATTCTGGAATTTTAATTGCTAAACCAGTTGTCAAATCCTTCATGGAACGTACTGCTTTTGACAATACACTTCCAATAGGAAGACTAGGTACAGCAGCATGCACAAGTGTTGCTTGATATGGAAACCTACCCTTACCTTTCATTTTTGGTGGACCCCATTTCTGAGGAACATCAAAAACTTTTGTAACAGCATCTGATATAATGGTAGGAGACACCTTGCTATAGGGTGTAGCCTTACCACTTGTTTTTCCATAAACATCAATACAAGCTCCTTCTGTTAAAAAGTTAACAGCACTTCTTGGATGAATTTCATCTCCTTCAAAAATGTTCTTTCCAAAAGTTTCAG